AGATAAACTAGGAGCACTCATTTTCTTCGTTTTCTTTTACTTGCTCTAGCGATTATATCTTTATCAAAAGTTCCAGATCTACCACGACTAATTAATTTATTAACTCTAGCCATAGCCCAAGCAGCCATAGGAACTCGTCTACTTCCGCCTGATAAAAATGCTCCTTGTCCTCTACGATATGAAGCTTTCAAATCTGCTAGATTAAATAATTTTGATTTTTTTGCTTTTGCTTTTAATGTTCTTAAAGTTGAAGCTGATAAAGGTTTTCTAAATTTTCTAGCCATTATGCTTTAGTCCTACTCCTTAATAATCCTCTAGGAATAAATCCACCGGATTTATAGATAGATGAAACTCTTTTGATAAGATTTGCTCTTCTTGTTTTTTTTGATCCTTTTAATCCAGAAAGATATTTTTTTGGAACATCTGTGTCTTTATCTCTTGGAACTTTTCTAACTCGTTTCTTCTTCTTCTTCGCCATTTACTCTTTGTCCCTCAACTTCAGTTGTTTGGAATTGTCCTCTTACAGTTCTCGTTAAATCTATTTCATCATTTATTCTTTTTATTGTTTCATTATCATCAATGACTGCTTCAGCTATTTGTTTATCTAATTCTTTGTTAAATGTTTCTGATTTTATTCCACTAGATTTAGCCATTTGTAGATATTGTAAATCATTTGCCCAATCTCGAATATCAAAAGTATCTGGATAATCTACTGATCCGTCCCATTCTCTATCCTGCCAATTTGCAAATAAACCCCAAATATGTTCCTCTGCATTTTCTAGATAATCTGCTTTTTCTGATAATCTTGCGTTCAACAATTGGAATTCTGTTTGTAATGCAATACCACTAGCGATCTGTTGTCCTGTTGCTCTTACTGATCCCATATGAGTTATTCTATCAATAGCATCAACTTTATTCTGAATACATTTCATTATTCCGTCTAAATTCTGTCCACTCGGTTGAATAATGTAAGG